AGGATGTCAAATAACTCAAGTCGTTAGGCGCAGGCAACCATGTGGTTGTAGGCAATACCTCACCAAGGGCGCGTTTGTCGTCTGCTGTGACCTGTGTACCAACCGCCACTTCTCGCAGGAAGAAGAAATCAGCGTTGCCAGATGAGCCCGCCTGGGTGCGGTAAATGCGCAGGCGATTGATGCCGTAGTTGCCAGGTGGCGGCCCATCGAATCCTCTAAGGGTCGCGGTTGCATCCGCTGGTCGATCGTTTTGCAGGCTCACGGGGGACGGCGCTGACTCCCAGCCCCAGTCATTGACGTAGGTGTAAACGTAGAAGTAAGTCTCTGGGTCTTCCGTCCATTCACCATCGTCGGTGGACACCAGAATGGGCGATGCTGGTGGAGGCATGCCAAGCGGGCGGCTGGTGGTCGGGTAGGGTGTTGACGCCAGCGCCATGGTGGTATCGGTTACCTTTGGCTCACCGTCACCTGTGTAAAACGTCTTCTCCGTGGTGTCGTCTGCGATGAACCCACGAATGGCATGCACCACCGATGGCCAGCTCAGCCAGTATTGCGAGTCGGAGGCCACATCGCGCCCCATGCGGTAGATGGTTTTTGCACCGGAAGGCATAGTCGCAACCGTCTTTGGTTGCCGCCACGGGCGCAAGTCCCCACGCCCAGGCTTTTGGTTGCGCGAGACTGTACCCACCGTCTCCTTGAGCAGCTTTGGGTTGATGGCCCGATTCTCTCCATTAAATCCTGTCAAGTTAAGCACTGGCATGTCAATCCTCGGTGTTCAGCGCACGCTCTGTATCAACCTGCTTGCGCAATAGGACTACTTCGGCATCCCTTCGGACAAGATCCGCTCGGAGTTCTCCGACCACTGCAACCCCCTCGACAAGCTGGCGGTCGAAGGCTTCAAGTCGATCTGCAACACCGCCACTGGCAGCGGTGCAGGCTTGGGCTTGCGCGCGATAAGTGGCGGCTCGGCGCTCGGCATCTGTGCGCATCCGCTCAGCACGAGCAACGTCAACGCGAGCAATGGCGTCACGAACAGGCTGCGATGTGGTGAATTCGTCAGAGTTTTTCGACGTGTTTGCGGCATGTGTCGATTCCTTCGATGCAGTTTTGATCTCGTCAGCGCGGGTGGCTTCAGATCGCTTCAGGTTGGCGGTGGCCTGCTGGGCCTTGATGCCCGCAATCTGCGCGTCGTAGCGCCAAGCCTGGATGTGCCAGGTGGACGCAGCGGCCAGGGCAAGACCGGCAAGAAAGGCGGCGGCGTGGGTATAGATCACTGAACCCTCCAGTCGGTGCAAATCTCGCCGTTGGAATCGCCGCGGATCTGGAGCCCTGGCAGCACCTGGAGCACGCCATTCTTTGTGCCTTTGTTCCATCGCGGGTTTTGCTGGCAGGCCGCCTCAAGCTGCCCACGGTTGGCGAGGACGCGCATCGTGCTCGTCTCAAAGTTGCCTTCACCCTTGTTCCAGATGAAGTCGATGAACGTTGCCCTGGTGAAGTCGTCATAGCTCGGCCAGTACACCAGCGCACGCATGGCGGCGGCCTCTGCCAGCAGATAGCGGCGCTTCTCGATGCGGAAGCAATCGGCCGGCGTGTAGTAGCGCCCTGCCACCACCTCGGGGCCGGTGACACCGTTGCACACCGTGAGCGGCTGGCCGCGCCCCAGCTTGTCCACGTAGGGTTTGCCGATGTGCTTGCCGCTGCTCTCGTACTGGCTACCCATGACCATGGCGATCTTGACGGCCATGCTTGTCGTCTGGTCTGCGGCCACGGCCTGGATGTACTCGTTGCGCAGCGCCTCGGGTGTAGGCTCCGCATTCTGGATGCTGACCCCAGCGGCCAGCATGACCAGGGCGGCCAGAGAGCCAGCCAGCGCCTTTGGGACTTTGGACGGCTTGCTCATGTAAGCAGCCTTTCAAGAATTCGCGGCACGATAAACCCGGCCAGCAGCGCCAGGCTCCCCCACACCGCAGCCACCACCCACTTGCTGGTCTGCGCCTGCATCGGCTCGTTTTTCTCCAGCTCCACCACGCGCTTCGCCAAGTCAGCGTTTTCCTTCTCCAGCGCTTGGCTGGTTTCGCGGTTGGCGGTGGTGTAGGCCTCCAGCTTGGTTTCCACCTTCTCCAAGGCTTTGAAGGCCCGTTCCAGGCCAGCCATGGTTGCGGTCTGCTGTACCTCGATGGCGATCAGCTTGGTGAAGTTGGCAGCCATTTCTTTCTGCACACCCTTGATTTCCTGGATGTCAGAGTTGAAGGCGTCCAGGCGCGCAGCAATGAACTGGACGACAGGGTCTACCTTGCTCACGAGTGAGTCGGGGATGGTTGGGCGTTGGGTAGCGCTCATTTACTTCGATGGTTGTTGGTTGCTTTGGATGGTGGAGCGAGGCACAAAGCACCAGCTCAAATCTCAGCAAAGACACACGATGGGGTTGATGGGAAAGCCTCGAACGACTCCCAACCGTCCATTGGGCCGGTCGTGTTGACGTGCCACCCCTCTACCGGCTCAAGCGCAGGTATGGGGCCATAGTCGGTGTCCACAGTCTCGCCCGTAGGCTTTTGGATCACTCCGACGACATGGACTGCTGCAGCGCCGATGTAGCTGGGCACCACTCCGTCAACCAGGTGTTCCGAAATGGTGTCGAGAAACTCTTGCTCCGAGGCAAATTTATAGAAGCGGGTTGTCATGAAAAGTCCTTCAGGAGATACACGGCGGCGCAAGCAGCTACGGGCGCGATGAAGTCCAGCACGCTGCCCTTGTTCCAGACGCGAGGATCAAAGCCACCCCACCAGGGTAGGTTGCGGCGCAAGTAGCCCTCGGCTTCGTGATCCCATCCGAATCGCTCAATCCAGCGGCACTCAGCCTGGGTGTGTTCGCGCGCAAGCCACCAGATGCAGGCGGCGATGCCGCCAGAGAGCCAGTCACCTGATGCGAAGCCAACAGCTATTTGGATTGCGACAGAGACTGCCGCGTGGATCAGCGGTGTCTTGTCTGTCATAGTGTGGTCAGAGCCTGTAGCTCTGCGTTGCTCGGGCGCTTGGGGTAGTAGGCGATGCGTGCCGCCGTGCCGTTGTGGCTGCTGGCTCCCGCGTGGTCTGTGCCGATGTGCGTTCGGTCAACTGGGGGCACTGCCCCGCTGGCGCCCGTTACGGCAGTGCTGCCGTTCACGCTGATGGCAAAGTCGTTGGCTTTGTACGCAAACGCAATGGCAACCACGCTCCCCACCGAAAACACAGGTGTCGTGATGGTGGACACTTGCGACACACCACCCGTGACCACCTCCAGGTCAGCACGCAGGCTGGTGGCCGACACCACGATACTGATACGGATTTGGTTGTTTGCGGTGCCGTCGCTCAGTGTTATGAGTCGTCCCGCAGAAAGGCTGTCACGCCGCGCGAACACCACAAACGCCCCCTCATCCTGCCGATACCAGGACGAGAAATTCGTCCCCGTCATGAGGGGAACTTCGGCGGCGCGAGTTACTGCTGCCCCTGCTGTGGGGATGTAGCTTGTAGGGGACGAGCCGGCTTCTACTTGAGGGTGGCAAAAATACAGTTTTGCATTCGTATTGATACCAAAGTCGAATCCAAAAAAGAATGTTACGGAGTCACCAGCTGTCAGGGAAAATTTGAATGCCACCAGTTTCCATTGACCAACGGTCAAACCTGCCCCAGCGAAGGTAATATGCCTCGTACTATCCGCCCCAAGATTAATGCTCATTAACCGCATAGCAGATGCGACTAAGGTCTCGTTATCTGTCATTAACCACGATGTCAAAACATAGTCCCCGGAGGTGGGAGCGGTAAAACTCCTGGAAACATACAAATTACCCGCTGTCCCATTAGACCGCATCGAATAATAAGGGGAGACTCCATTAATGGGGCTAGTACCCTCTGTGGCAAATATTGCATTTGAGCCTTTTGCCCAGGCCGAGTTTTCAATCTGATCTGAATAAGTCAGCAGATTCGTGCGCTGTTCTTCTACCAGCAACCCTTTGCAAGCACCCGTTACCGGATCGAAATCAATCCTCGGTATATTTGCTGCAATAGTTTCAATCTGCCCCTTTTCATTTCTCCGTGCGGCAGCGCTTGAGCGGGTGACCGTAATGCGCGGATCAACGCTGCGGCTGTTAACAAAGTCGAGCAGCAGGGATGGACGAAGGGCAGGGTATTTCGATTTGATGGACATGCGTTCCTCCTATCAGGCCAGCGTTAGGGTTGCAGAACGCACAGTTCCGTCACTACCCCTGACCTTGACGACCAGAGTTGTGTTGTTGGTCAGTTGGAAGACCATATCGCCCACATCCTGGGGGGTAGTGGATTCCGCAGGTTTGACCACCAGACCTCTGGCATTTTGGAAAGCCATATCACCCAGATACCCGTTCAATGGGACTTCATTGGGTGCTCTGCCGATGTCTGTCTGAACGACAGCAGCAATGCTGTTCTCCAGCAATGTGACCGGGTTGGCGGTTCCGCCCGTGATCGTCTTGTTGGTGAGCGTGGCCGCAGCAGAACGCTCGTTCGTCACAGCCGTTTGAACGAAAGCAGTAGAGGCCGCCTGGGTGGTGTTTGTGCCCGCAGTGGCCGTAGGCACTGTTGGCGTTCCTGTAAGTGCAGGGGAGGAAGCAAACACCAGGGCGCCGGTTCCGGTTTCGTCGGATACCTTTGCAGCCAGCTCTGCCGATGTCACCGCGGCGAAGTCGCTGATCTTGTTGTGTGTTCCGGCCAGCGTGGTGTTTGTGTCTGGTAGGGTGAATGTGCGGGTCGTGGCACTTGTGAAGCCATCAACCTCAAACTTCGCAACCTTGGTTGCGTCGGAAGACCCAGTGATGCCGAGCTTGGTATCCTGAACCAACAAGCCTGCAGCAGAGATTTGGGCCTGGTCTGCGCCATTGGCCACAAGGCGCATATCGTCCGCACCAGCGCGGCGAATCCCTGTGTTCTCATCAGCGGAAAAGCGGAGCCCAGGTGCCGCCTGCGTTCCGTCTTGAAATTTACCAACCCCTGCGTTGGATGCAAAAGCCGCATAGTCGCTCACCAGGATGGCCGCCTGCGCTGCCAAGTCTCGGATGTAGGACTGACTTGGGATGATCTGGTAAGTCTGCCCAGTCCCCGTACTACCAAGGTAAGGTGAAGCCAGGGTCAGTGATGTTGCTGAGACAATGGAAGCAATCTCATAGATTTTTCCATCGGGGGCGATAAACCCCTCGCCAACACCAACACCCGAAATCCAGTCAGTACCTGAGCCAGATACTGTTGTGGAGCCGTTGGTGACAGAAACGGTGCCGCTGCGATACCAAGCCATAGCCTACCCTTATCCAGCTTGGATTGGTTGGCGATTTGGGTTGCCAATTGGATTTGGTGCCACCGCCACGGTGGCCTTCATCTCAATGCCAAGCGCATTGGCAAACGCTGCGTAGTGCGCCTGCGCACGTTGAGCGTTACCTGCGTACTCGCTGTCCTTCATGTAGGCGCGGTAGAGGATGTAGTCCTGCAGCACGTTGCCATAGATGTCGGGCAAAGAGATGTTCCCGGTCACAGAGGTGTAGGTCGTTCCGTCCGCAGGTTCAACCACGTCTGTCGGGTATGACGCATACACAACATCAACCTGTGCCTGTGCTGTAGCAGGCGGGTACACGTAGAACACCTTCGGGTCGCGGGGGTCGTATGTGTAGTGCAGCACATCCACAGATCCAGTGATTTGGTGCCACCCTGGGACCTGGGCGTCCAGAATCTCACGGTTTGTCTGCCGGATAGCCCGCTTTGCGGATGTGGCAGCGGAGTTGCGCAACACATCAATCAGCTTTGAGCCGTTTGCTGGTATTGATTGACGCGAACCAGCCACGCAGGTCACCGCGGCATTGGTCACCATAGAGTCCGGTCGATACAAAACCACTTCGCGCTGACCGTCATTAAGGTAGCGCACCAGCTCGGCAACTGGCCAGCGAATGGACGTGTTGTCCTGTAGCGTTTCAATAACGCGGCGGACGATAGATTGGGCGGAAATTGTCATGGCTTACCTCACATTGATTTCAACACCACCTCGTGCGGCGGCGTGGCACAGCGCCAGTAGCGCCCCTCCATGCCTCCACAGTCTTCGTGGCCACCGCCAGCTCAAAAGAATTCATGGCCACAGCCGCCAGCCCTTCGTTGTAGAACGGCGTTTGTGGAATCAGCATCAGTCGGTGCTTGGCACCTTCCACAATGTCCTGGGCATGCTGGGCAAACTGGTCATCAGGGATGCCAACGCCGGTTTTTGTGGGCATCAGTGACACCTCGGCCGCAACCATGGCGCCAGGCGTAATGAGCTGGGTCAGCACAAAGCCTGCACGGTCACGGCTCAATAGCCCGCGGTCTGGTTGCTCGTAGCGCACAAAGTCGCTCAGCTGCTCTTTGTGTGAGAGCACATCCATGGGCACGCCATCCACGGTGCAGCGCTCAATGCGCACCACCATGGCGCCGGATGGCAGCGGCAAGTCGTACTCACGCACACCAGCCACCACTGCCTCTGGTTCCAGCCATTCACGCCAGGTGCGCGTGCGGCGGAAAAAAGCACGGGCAGACTCGCGCAGAGCGATGTTTGCCGTAGGGTTGGGGCACCCCACTACATGCGGCATCAGCTCGGGATAGAAGTCTGCCCAGGTAGCCATTCAATCAGCCCGCGTCAGGGGTTGCGGCTTTGCGTGGCTTGCGGCCAGGCTTTGCGATGCGCTGTGGCGGCGTATTGGCCTCTTGAGGCAAGCCGTCAGCATCAGCGCCGTCATCGTCATCGTCAAAATCAGCGTCGTCGTCAGAGTCGTCGGCCGCGTCCAGCAGCTTCAGCGCAGCCTCGGCGTCGCGCTCGTCTGCTGGCCAAAAGTTCTTGCCTGCCAGCAAGTGCACCACGGTGGCGTCGTCGGTCACATCGCAGGACAGCTCGTTGTCTTGGTCCTTGGTGAACACATAGCGCTGGCCATCCAGGCCTTGCACGATCACCGTGCCATCGCGCCGCGCAGGGATTGCGGTTTGCAGTTTCATGGGGAACTCCGGGGATCAATGAGGGGATGGGCCAGAATCCCGGCCCATCCTTTGGAGCTGCGCTTAGACGGCGCGGTACAGCAGCGTCAGGCCCACCTGACCGGCAGCCTTGGTAGCAGCGGCGGCGGTGAACTTGATGCCCACCTTGCGGTCGGCCTGCGTAGCGGCCATGCGCATGACGGCGGGCGTCAGTGTCAGGCTCAGAGCGCCCCCGGCTTGGCTGGTG